ATTAGCCGTGAATCAATATGCTGCTGATTCTCAAAAGAAAAGAGATGAAGAAGCAAAGAAGATAAAAGAAGATGCTGATAAAGCTGCTAAAGAATCTGCTGATAAAGCAAAGCAATACAATGAACAGAGATTAAAAGATAATGCAAATCTGAAAAAACAGATTGAGGATTTAGATATTGCTGCAATCCAGAATGAACAGGCACGTGAAGAAGCTAAAATAAAACTGGATGCTGAAAGAAAGATTAAAGAAGTAGAAGCATTAAATGGTTCTGCAAAATTAGAAGCAGAAGCAAAGAAGAAACTACAGGAAGATTTATCCAGACAACTTAATGAAATCACTATTAAGTATGCAGAAGAAGGTTCACGTGTAAAACTAGAGGCTGAAATTGCATTGTTAGAAGTTGAAGGACAATCAACATTAGCAAAGAAGATTGAATTAGCACGATTAGAACGTGATGTAATTGTAAGTAGTGTTAAGACTACACAGGAAGAAAAGCTATTAGCATTAGCTGAATATGATGCAAAAGAAAAGGAATTATATGTTACCTCTTTATCAGAATTAGAACAAAAGGTAAAAGATAATTCTGCTTCATTACGTGTTGCAAAGCTTACTGAATACCAACAGGCATTAGCAGACTTACAAAAGAACAGAGAAGACCAATTAAAAGTTATTGATGATGCTATCAAAAAAGAAATTGAAGTATCAACTGCTAAGGGTATGGACCCGAACACAGCAAAGTTAGAAGCTGAAAAGAAATATTTAGCCGATAAAGAATTAATCAATGATGATTATAGAAAGAAGCAGGAAGAACTAGATGCAGCGGCATCAGCAAAAAAGATTGCCAATTTTCAACAGGAGTTTTCACAGTATGCAGCAGCAGCACAAACTACATTAACTGCCATCGGTGATTTGTATGATGCCCGTGACCAACAGGATAAGAATGTATTGGATGAAAAAGCTGCTACACAAACAGCAGCATTAGACCAACAGATAGCTTCCACTACATCAGCTTATGACCAAGAAATAGCATCAGCAAAAGCAGCTGGTTTAAATACCGAAGTATTAGAAAAGAAGAAAGCTAATGCCGTTAAAATGGCTGAATATGAAAAGGCTTTGGTTGCTTTCAATACTGCTAAACAAAAAGAAGCATTAGAGAAAAAAGCTTTTGAAAGAAACAAAAAGCTACAGATTGCACAGGCTTTAATTAGTGGTGCTGTTGGTGCTGTTAATGCTTTATCTGCTGCACCCTTTATGCCTATGGCTATTATCGGTATGGCATTAGCAACATTAACAACTGTTGCCTCTATTGCAAAAATAAATTCAACAAAGTTTGATGGAGGTGGCGCACCATTAACACCACCAGCAATACCAAATATATCAGCAGAAAGTTTGAACACAGCAGGACAAAACGCAGGTTCAAAAATAGATACTGATTCTGTTGGCTTCAACACTTCACCTATTACAAAAACTGGTGATACACTTAGAGAAAACCAGAAGAAACAGGAAACACTTAAAGTAGTAGTACTTCAAAGTGATATAGCTGATGCCAATTCTAATGTAGCTAGGATTGAAAATAAAAATAGTTTTTAAAATAATGATTAATGAAGAAAGAATATTCTACCCAACAGTAGATGAATTAGAATTAGGATTGGAAAGTGTATCACTTGTTGAAACACCAGCCATTGAATTCAACTTCTTAAAGTTTAGCAAAGAAGCACCTATCAAATTCACATTATCATCTGATGATAAAATGATTGTAACAGGTCCAGCATTAGTACCGGATAAAAAGATTTATAGGCACGATGAAGAAATGGGCGGTGATTATTGGATTGTCTTTACTGCTGATACTATTAAATCAATTGTATTAAAGTACTTCAAAGAAAATCAAGTTAACAATATTAATAATGAACACACTTCACAAATGATTGAAGGTACTATGATTGAATCATGGTTCTCTAAACAAGATGGTGAAATGGGTTATGATGTTCCGGCTGGTACGTGGTTCGTATCATATCAGATTGAAGATGCTAAATACTGGAATGAATATATTAAATCTGAAAAGGTAAAAGGATTCAGCATTGAAGGAATGTTTAAGCTTATCGGTAAAAAGAAAGTTGAACAATCAATAGTTGATGAAGATGAATTACTATTCAATCAGGTAAGAGAATTAATAATAAAGATGGATGAAGAAACAATCATCAATTATTTTTCACGCAAAGATATAGGTGTTTCTATTAGTGCATTGGATTTATCAGAAGTACAATATGAAGATATTACAGAGGATGAAATAACCAAACTTACTTTAGATACTCCTGATGTTTATTACTTCTATGATAAAAAGCCTGATGCAATCTTTGATGGTTCGGGAAAATTAACGGATAGTAAAACAAGAACATTCTGTAAACAGATTGTATCACAGGCTAAATATTTCAAGGCACAGGAGATAGTAGCATTGTCAAGTGAAATAGGCTATTCAGTATTTAGTTATGCTGGTGGTAATCATTGCAGGCACAAATGGGTTAAAGCTTCCAATTTCAAATTCTTACCACGTAAATAAAACACACATCTTCTAAAGTGTTTAAAGGTTCACCGTTCTGGTGAACCTTTTTTGTTTCAAAAATAAACTGCCTATAAATCCAATATATCTATAGATATAAAAATAAAACTGAATTCTATGAACAAGTATCAAAGCACACTATTAGAAATTAAAAAGGTGTTAGGTCTTGCAGAAGTAAAGGTAGAATTAGGTTCAATCAAAATGGTAGACGGTACCGAAATCAAGTTTGATAAACTTGAAGTAGGTGGTCTAGTAACCATTGTATCAGAAGACGGAACAGAAGCACCAGTACCCGCTGGAACTTATGAACTAGAAGATGGATATGTGATTGAAGTTGATGAAGCTGGTATCATAACTAAATATGATGTTAAACCAGAAGCAGAAGAAGCAACAGAAGAAGCAAGTGTAGAACAATCTACAGAAGTTGAAACTGCATTAGCTGATGAAGCACCAGAAACAGAAGCACGATTAATTGCATTAGAAGAAAGGATAGCAGCATTAGAACAAGCATTAGCTGATTCTTTGGGTCTATCTAAATCTATTGCAGAAAGCACACAAGAACTTTCTAAACAGGTTGCTATGGCAGCATCAGCAGCACCTTTAAAAAGAACACCATCGGAAACGAAAAACAACGAATTGTTTAATGACAACATTAAGCAAATCGCAAAAACCCTAGAAGGTTTAAAAAAAAGTAAATAATTAATATGTCATTAAATGTATCTGCATTATCAACTTACATAGATGAAATCGGTAAAGAATTCATCGTGAAAACTGTGTACACTGGTAACACAAAAAACTATATCCAGAAAGTTGAAGGTATCAAAGGAACTCAAAAGCTTCCAATCCTTACAAACACAATCGTATTACAAGCTTCTGGTTGTTCATTCAACCCACAGAACACTTTAGCAATCACACAGGCATCTATCTCTGTTGTTGATATTAAGATTGAAGATAAAATCTGTGTTGACGATTTAAACAAAAAGTTCACTTCAACAATGTTGAAACAAGGAACGGCACAACAGCCACTTCCATTTGAACAAATCTTTGTTAAAGACTTAATTAACCAAGTTGAAAAGACAATTGAAAACAAATTATGGATGGCTGATACAACTGCTTCTCCTGCTGATTTGTTCAATGGTTTTTACAAAACTGTTGCTACTGCTTCTGGTGCTTTGTCTGCTGGAACTTTAACACTTACTAATCCATCTGATGTTGTAACATCTGCTTACACAATGGTTAATGCTTTACCTGTAGAGATACAAGGTGCTGAGGATTTGGTATTGTTTATGAACCCTGCAAACTTTAACAAGTTAGTACAAGGTTTAATGTCAACATATCCTACACTAGCTTCTTACCAAGAGGTAGAAGGAAACAAGATTTACGAATTCGTACTTCCTGGTACTTCTGTTAAGGTTGTAAGAACATTCGGATTAGGTTCTTCTAATCGTTTCTTCTGTGGTCAAGCTTCAAACTTTATCATGGGTTGTGATTTACTTTCTGACTTTGATAAGATTGAAAGCTGGGAATATCAAAGAGATAAAACTTTTGAATACAGAATTGAATTCAGAATCGGTACTGCCGTAATCTTCCAAGACCAAATCGTAATGTCTGCGAACGCATAATGATGAATAACGGTGGGTGTTATAGCCCACCTTATTATCATAGAAAAATTAACTAAATAAATATGTCATGTAATAAAATATCTAGCGGACGTTCATTTGCTTGTCTTGAAAACACAGGTGGTATTAGACGTGCGTTTATTGCAAACTTTGAAGATGTATCTGCTTTTACAATAAGTGGTACTACCTCTAAAGTAGATGCAATTACTATGGTTGCTGGTTCTCCAACACCTGTGTATTACGAATACAACTTTGAAAAAACAACTGGTGAATTAAATGTATCATCTGAAATCAATATCCAGAACGGAACTAAAGGCTTTACTGGAACTTTGAAACTTAAATTTTTCAAGAATGAACAAGCTAACTTCAATCAACTTGAATCACTAGCCTATAATCCAGCTTCCATAATTGTCGAAGACTTAAATGGAAAATATATATTGTTGGGTATGTTGAACAACTGTTCTGTATCTGCTATCAATGTAGCATGGGGCGTTGGACTGGGAGATTTTAATGGTCAGGAAATTGAATGGACCTTCTCTGAAAAGTCTTTACCAAAAGAATTACTTTCTGAATCTGTTATTACTGCTGTCATTTAATTATGATTCTTTAGTACTAACTAAAACAAAGCCATCCAAAGTCGGGTGGCTTTGTTCATTTAAACTGAATCGTGTTTCAATATATCTATAGAAAAATAGAATGTTGAATGCTTAACATAAATCAAAGTAGTATCAATCAGGTGTATTTAGAACTAACAAATGTATCTACTATCAATCCTGTTTACTACATCTTTCAATTCATTAATAATTCTACTAATGATGAAAAGATATTTTACAAAGCTGATTCATCTACCACTCCGGCTAACTATAATCTATTCCTAATTGAAGAAACTTCAACAGAGGATTTAACAGATGGTAAATTAAAATTAAATGCTGGTCAATGGTTGTATAAAATTTATCAATCAGGTACATCATCACTTAGTTTAACATACAGCACGGTAGCCTATAACGGTGAAGCTTTCATAGCATCAGGTATTATATGGGTGGAAGAAGCGGAACAAGTGGCACCTGTAAAACATACTCCTGCAGCTACTACTAAAAAAATACATAAACCTAATAATGGATAAAAGAAAAGTAAATGCAATACAAGTTAAATTAGAAAACTACATAGCACCCAATCACAAAGAAGTACAAAAAGGAAACTACGTTTTATGGGGACCAAAACATTCTATACCTGTTGAATTAGTTTCAGCATTAGACAAATCAAATACACACCGTTCAATTGTGTTTTCATTAGCACATCAATTTGCTGGCTATGGCTTTCAAAAAGAAAACGCAAATGGTGAAGTAGATTCTGTGTTATCTGGTGTGCTTGCAAAAGCAAATAGATTAGGCGAATCATTTGATGATGTACTAAATAAAGCTTCTTTAGATTTTGCAATCTTCGGTGGTTTTGCATTGGAGTTAATTTGGAATTTAAACAAAACACAATTAGTAGAAATGTATCACATAGACTTTTCTACTATTGCTTCTGGTCTTACTGATGAATTTGATAGGGTTAATTTTTATTATCATTCATTAGACTGGACTAAATCAGACCCGTTAACAACACCGATTAAAACATTTAATCCAGAAGGTGTAGATGGACGTGCAGCTAATAGAAATCTATTAGTATATGTTCCGTATTATCCTACAAAGAATTATTATCCATCTGTGGATTATTGGTCTGCTATGAAGTGGATTGAAATTGATAATGAATTAGCTACCTATAAAGTAACAGGATTAAAGAATGGTTTTAGTGCGGACCTTCACATAGGTTATAACAATGGTTTACCAACAGAACAAGAAAGAGATAATGACCACGATATGCTGGTAGAAAACTTTACAGGAAGTGCCAACAGTAAAACAATTCTTGTTTCATATAGTGAAGATAAAGACCATGAGACCACTATAACACCTATCCCTTCATCTGATTCAGAAACTAAATACGGTAACATGGAACAGGAGAAAGTAAATGAAATCCTGAAAGCGCACCGTATAACAAATCCAATTTTGGTTGGTGTTCAATCTGCTGCTGGATTTAGTTCTAATGCTGATGAAATCAAAACATCTTATGAATTGTATTACCGTTATGTGGTTCAACCAAAGCAAAAGATACTGGAAGAAAAATTCAGTACGATTATTAAATACTTTGGATTTGATTACAAGCTAAAAATAAATCCAGCATTACCATTTGAAATTAAATCACAAGGTAAAGCAGAAGCAGTATTGGCTTCATTGAATTCATTATCTCCATTAGTAGCTACAAAGGTTTTAGAATCTATGAGTGAAGATGAAATCAGGGCATTGGCTTCTTTACCTCCAAAAGAAAAGGAAGTATTACCAACAGGAGGAACAGCATCAACACCTGATGTAAATAAAAATGATTTACCAACTAATGATTAATCCATTCATTGATGAAACATACTTCAAAGCCAATAACGGTTTGGATGCTTCAATAGATAATAAATTTATTATGCCTTCAATTGAAAAGGCACAGGAGATTTATATACTTCCATTACTGGGTACTGCCTTGTATAATCAATTACAAGCGCAAATAGAAGCAGATACATTAACTGGTGACAACATTACATTACTGGATAATTACATTGCACCAGCACTATCTAAATACGCTTTGTATGAAGCTATACCAAAGATGATGTATAAGATTGAAAACACTTCCATATTAAAACGAGGTGCGGAATTCGCAGAAACAATTGACTTCAAAGAACTAACATATTTAAGACAGATAGCTAAAGATGATGCTGAATACTTTGCAACACGTATAACTAATTTTCTTAATGCTAATGATACGGTGTACCCTCTATTTAATAATGCTGGTACATCTACTGATACTGTATATCCTAATACTGGTAACAGCTATACATCTTCTATTCATTACAGGAACAGGAGTGGATATATTAATAGACAGGATGAAACACGAAGAAGGTAAGGAGATTTATATCCAGAATAAAAAGTTAAAGAAGGTGGAAAGAATCTTATTTAATTACCTGATAAAAAGGGATAAAGAAAAATTAGCAAATGAAAAGGAGAATGTTTCAAAGTAGTTTTATATCCAATCCGATTATACAGAACCTACTTGTGTTCCTTGCAATATTCTTTACTCCTATTATGCCGTTTATGATTGCAATAGGAGTATTAATAATTATAGATACCATCTGTGGTGTACTGGGTGCAAAGAAACAAGGTGATGATATTACATCAAAGAAGTTAGGTAGAGTTATTACCAAAGCTTTGGTGTATCAATTATTGATTATCAGTTCACACATTGTTGAAGTGTATTTATTTCCGGTGCTTCCATTAATTAAAATCACATTAGGGTTTTTAGCAATGACTGAATTCCTTTCTATCTCTGAAAACTTCCAGAAGGTAACAGGAAAGAACTTCATTAAATATATCCGTGAATACCTTGATACTAAATTCAGAGGTATGATTAAACCAGAATAACAAAAGCCACCTTAATCTGGTGGCTTTCTTTTATCTATATAATCTTCTTAGTGGTGATGTGATGAACTCACCATCAAATGGATTCTCCATATCTCTGTGCTTTCCTTTGAACACCACTTTACCAATCCCCTTTTTAGCTGGTGCAATTGTTAATCCAGTTTCAGCTTCATGTGTGGGCCCGAATAAATCTTTAACAAGCTGCGTATGGTTCGGGTCTGGCTTTGTATATGTTGTTACTGTGAATTCAGATTGAAATTCTAGGCGTGGTACCTTAATACATTTGGTTGCTTTGCTATCTCCACCATTTACTACACTCATTACACCAGCATTATCTTTAATAAGCTTTCTTAACTTATCCATTTTAATAATCCACACATTATCCTTTTCAAGATTGATGAAGTAGTAAACAAAGTAATCAGCTTGTGATGCTGTGTAAACTGCTTCTTTGCCCCAGCTTGAATGTTCTACTATCATATTACCAGTATCTTTTTGAGGTGTAACATACTTATCCGTTTTGACTTCAAATGTTTTTACTACTCCTTTCTTATTGGTGAACTTCAAATCATAATCTTTTAAACTTCCATAAGTGGATGCACCAACATAATTTAATCCGATGGTTGTAAAGTAGTTTATAATATCCTGTTCTCCTGATTTGCCAAATCTTAAATCTTTTGTGAATTGTTCCGTGTTCATATACATTAATTATTTTTTAATATATATTTCACTCCAAAAGACAACTAATTCACAATCATTGAATACAAGCAAATTTCAATGGTCACTAAAAATTTATTTTCCAAAACACTAGGAATTTCCAAATTCTTGTATTATATTTATATCAATCATACCAGCCGGTATGAGGTTACACGTGTGAAGGTTAAGTAAGCGAAAGACTTTAGTAGCTTATTAAATGGTTCGATTCCATTACACACTACCAGCTTAATGAATAGGACTTAATAGCTATGCACATAACCTGTGCAGGAAATTCTATTGCTTAACGTGTAACCAATAAACCCAATATATGATTCAATTAAACTTGACTGATTTAAACGTGTTCACTACGAATGATGAACAGCGTAGTATTAACCAAATCTTATGGTTAGAAACAAACTGCAAAATAATTGCAGAACGAAGCAAGAAAACTAATAGTGATTTAATATTAGTTTTCCCGAATGAAGATAAAGCACGTACTATGTTTTGTCCTATTGAAGACTTCATCAAAGAATGTAAAGATGATACCTTCATTCCAGTAATTGAATATGTACTTACTCATAAACAAAAAGGATATTTCTGTGTGTGCTTCTATTGTCCAACTGGCTGGAACTGCTGGACCACAAACAAACGTGCAGCAAATCTTTTAAAGAAGTAAACAACCTCATTAGTACCCCAAATCTGCGGGGTACTAATGAGATAAATTCCGCCAAGCGGTGAACCTTCCTTAACTTTGTAAATATAAATTGAACTATGAAAATATCAATTGAAGAAAAGAAAATGTTAGCCTTGTACTTAGGTCTATCATCTGATATGAGATTAGAACTTTGGAGAACTTCACCCGTGAGTCTAGAATATTTTATTTTGTCTGTGAATCTTAGTAATAATGATTTTAAGAATATGGCTTCGGCTACAAGAAAAAGATATAAAAGATTTAGATATTCAGATTCAAAGTTCATTAATGGAAAGCCACGTTATAAATTACGATTCACCCGTGAAGATATTGACCAGATAAAAAGAGGAATAAGATTGGATGACCTTGTAAATTAAGCGACAAGTTAGTACCTTTGAAATGTTGTGTGGTGGTGATTGATTGACGTTATTCATTAACACCAACAAAAAAGCCAGTAGTTAATTCTACTGGCTTTCTTTATTACAAAAACAAAATGTTGTTACACTACTGTTATACTGATTGAGTTTATAAAAGTTTAAAATATTATTCAATAGTATATACCCATTCACGGTAATCATCATACGTTCCTGCATCCACCTTTAAAACACCATCAACATATATTTTAATATCCATTGTGTTACTGTGGTTACCAGCGAAATCTTGACCAGACCAATTATAAGCTGATGCTTTAATAACATCAGTAGAATGTACACTCATGTTACTGATTGCACCTGCTGTTAATACTCCATTGATGTAGACCTTTCTACTGGAGTAATCAGCATACGTACCCCATTGAACTGTTAGATAGTGAACAGCTTTTGATGCTGGTGTAGATGCTGGTGTAGGTTCTGGTTCTCCACCCTTCTTACAAGATGTTAATGTAGCTGCTGCTACTGCTAATATTAATAATAGTTTTTTCATAGTTTTAGGTATTAGTTATTTTGTATGGCTAATGGAAGGAATAGTTTTCACATTACGGAATTATTTCTTACAAATGTTTGTGGGGTACTAATGGAGTTAGAATTTATGCCTGTGCTTTACTGAATCACTATTAGGTTCATCAAATAAATATAAGTACACAGGTTCACTATCAATCATTATCTCATTCTTTAATAAGCCTGAATCAATAAGCCTTTTACTCCATGCTGAATCTTCGGTGTAATTAATCAAAGGAAACATTATTTGCTTTGCTATAGAAGTCTTAATAGGATTCAAGTGTGCTACGGGTTTAATTAAAACCCCGTCACTCCTACGAACGAATAAAGTATGTTTTAAGCTATGTTCAAAGATGGTGGGATTCTTACCACTCCATGTAACCAAGCCACGAATACCAACACAATCAGGTTCATGTTGAATTGAATAGAACATTAATTTAATATAGTTAGCTGATGGCATATCATCAGAATCAAAGAAGGATAGATAGTCTGATTCAGTTCTTTGTACCAGTATGTTTCTTTTTTCTCCAATAGATAATTCAAAATCATCCTCAAGTATATCAATCCTAATAAATGGTTCTGCATTGATTTCATCAATCTGCTTTTGCAATTCAGTTACCAATCGGTTTAATACTTCACTCCTATTTGGAGTGGTTGGTATTAATATACTCCATGTTTTAAGCATTGGATAAATACTTCTTTTTAAAGTTGAATAAGTTTTCACAAATTTCATACTGTTCAAGTTCCACCGCTAATTGTAAATACTTTTCAATAGCATTAATAACAAAATGGCTGGATTCAATCTCTATACTTTCTTCAATAGCTAATAGTGTTATATCCAAAA